AATTTATAAAAGTTTTTCAAAATATTATTAATTTTCGATTTTAATCGCCAAATTATTTCATACCAAAGTTTGCTATTGGTATAATGAATATTTCACCATTAAATATTAATGCTGCAAGTATTAATGAAGATGCTGTTAAGCATCTCAATCTTCAACAAGTCAACAACTTGCAGTCATTTGTTAATAATAAGTTCATTAGTAATTATTATTTAACACAAGAAGAAGAGAACACCTTTAAGGAGCTTATTAAGCCGCGTGTATTAGGTTATGGAAAATATCTTAAGAAGTTACAACACCCAGTACCGGCCCTCCTGCAGAAACTCGCATATGAACATTGTATTGATTATTCTGCGAATTACAAACGTTGTATCGATGTTGGTGGCAGCCCTTTTCGCACGCCAAAACATCATCATTTATGTACATTAATTAATGATAATAGAACAGATGCACGTTACGTCGAGAGTGCTTTAGCACAAAGAAATGGAACAACTACATTCGATTTTTCTGGATACGTAACCGAACCTGGTAAACACAAATTGTGTGTTAACGGTGCTCAACTTTGCACTTATCAGGCACTTTATGCTTATGCTGTTAATGTATATGATTTAACATTAGAGGATATTGTCAAGATATTCTGCTCCCATAAATTACTTTTGATGGATTTATGGATTTTCTTACCGATACAATTAGTAAATGATTTGTTTGTAAAAGATGAAAAAGTGTATGAATATACAAAGAAAACTGAAAAATTGTCTCGATTCAGTTTCAAAGATGGTTGTCATCATTATGTACACAACACTAACAATTGGAAAAGTTATATAGAGACAACTTTTATCAGGACACCAGATTTTGGCATCAGTGTAGAGCATAAGTGTAGCTACGGCACATTTACGCAAATCAGATTTGTGAAAACAAATTTGATTAATGGCTATATTGAAAGATGTTTTAACATGCAAACAGAAGATGTCATTATACCTGATATAGTATTCTATGCAATGAATGGTGGAAATGCTATCAATCAATACACAAAGAGCTTCAGAATTAGTAAGTTATATGTTGAAAAATTAGCAATCTATGGTAATACCATGGGTGATGCAGATTTTAAATACGTAACTTTTGCTATGTATGCTAATTCAATCAAGACCAGTATTAAATATAGTGTTTCGGGCAATACCTTAGTCGTTTATGAAGGTATCAACCCTCGCAATGATGATTTCGAGCGTATCAAGATTAGTATGTATATTATATGTGCAGTCATGAGATATAGAAGAACCAAATTCATTGCAAAAGAATTCGCTTTTATTAAAAACAACGCTGTCCTTAAAAGCGAATTTTGGGCAACCATTTACCAAGGTTTTAAGCATCATTTAAGAAAAACCTGGCAACAAATTAAAGATTTTCTGTGTTTGACAGACGCAAATGACAAAATTTTTGAAGGAAAAATCACACAAATAATGGATATATCAATTTTATATCCCGAAAACATGTATTTTGATAATGTTTTCGAAGCTGGCTTTTATGTTGCACCTAAGATTTTTAAACCTAGTGCACCACATTTCAAAATGGATGATTATATAGATTTACCAACTAATGTTTCGATTGATTCGTTAACTAGATCTATTTCTTCTATTAGTTTGAATACCACCAGTGATATTTCCTTGACTGATTCTGACATTTCGGTTATTGACTCAGATGTATCAAGCGTTGCTTCAAATGTGACAGTCGTGAGTGACACAGGCGCTACTGTAATCCCTGGTTATTTATTGCGGGACCCTACTCGCGATGGTCGTTGTAAATTTAAAGACACGGTTGTTATTCCGGGTGACGGCCATTGCGCAGAGCACTGTGTGAGGAGTTATGTAACATCATTAGGACACGCCTACGTGTCTGTAGTTGGTATGAAGTATAAGAACCCATATCAACCTGGTAGAATCGTACCAAACGATTGGTGGTCTGCAGAAGACATTTTATTTGCTGCTTTTTACAATGGTGTTGGTGTAACAATACATCATGATTCTGTTGCTAAAGCTGCTTTAATAAGAGCGCATATGTTTTCTGTAAATCTAGTGTCGGGTCATTGGCACTTTGGAGTTTGTTGTGTACAGCATAAGTTTATGGTCATTGATTATGAATTTGTGGAAATTATCAAAAATTTTACTTACGTCAATTGTGCTAATGATAATTTAACAGACGGAGCAGGTCAAGCTTTAGCTTTCGCAAGAAGGTTTCCAAATTATAAAAACACATCGGTTGATGACAAAAATGCACATATTACTTTACCGATTAAAAATGGTTTTCTCAAAGTCAATTACCAAGTTAAAGATGTTGATTTATTATTATGCATGGCTGAGAAAGCAGTTAGAAAAGGTCCAACTATTACAAACATGAATGCAATCCATCAAAGATACAGATTGTTAGCTGATAATTTTACTAATTACATTAAAAATAATCCAACGAAAGAAATATTGTTACCATTTATTGGAACTGCATTGTTCGGAAATTTATTGTGTTGTTTTAAAAGTATATTTGACAAATTAGACGGTATCATTTTCACCGTTTTAAGCAATGATTCGATCAGATTGTATAACAAAGTTCAGTGCACACACGGCGGTTTTGTTGCATTACCCATTTTTGATGCATTAACTGTCTTACCAGAAGGTTTTATCGATCCAGATTGGCATAAACTTGTACCTTTAGAGCAAAGAAATAAAATGGCAATCAAATTTGAAGAAATTTATGGTTTCTTATGTACTACTTATGTAGAAAAATTTGATTTTGTTGATTTATCCTGTGCACCTGGAGGTTTCGATCAAGAATTTAAAAAGAACAAAGCAAAGTATGCTAATATTCTATCTTATAAAAACTTTCATTACATCGGCGAAGGAGCGTTTGAATTATATAAAGGTGTTACATCTATACCATATACTTCATTCATTGATGCGAAAAAACAAATACAACACACTATTGCAGGTTATGATTTTAACAAACATTTTAGCATTTATATATTGGATACTAGTATGAGTGATGATATGGAAAATATGTTATCTTTGATCAATACTTTATTTGGTGATGAACAAAATTTTAGAGCAAGACACGTGTTAATATCTAAATTTGATGCATTTGCAGATACAGATTATTATAATCTGTTGGTTAAAGCTGTTGCAATGCTTAAGTTAACAATACGCTGTTTCATCAATGAAGGCACACCATCTAAATCGTCAGAAGTGTATTTCGTAATTGATCAATATTATCCTTTTAACGACTACAAACAACATAAATTACTTGAAACATCTGATTTGTTGGAAGTTATAGCTGCTAATCAAGAAAAGACTTATGAAAAATGTAAAAATGCAAAATGTAAATGCGAAAATGCTTGGAAAGATATGCTTAATTCAATTTTAACTTATGAATTAGCTGATTTAGATCCTAATGTCATAATTAATGAATTAGAAGATTCTTTGGATTACATACGTGCTGTTACACCGATTGAAACTGTTAAGAAATATGTTGAAAAATGTATGGGCATGAACAAGAAAGTTTCAATAACGACTATTGATGGTGTTGCAGGTTGCAAAAAGACTTCAACAATATTAAGAACATCATGTGCTGCATGTACAATTATTGTGGCTCCGTATAGAGTTTTAGTAAAAGATATACAAAATCAATCTACCAAAATGGGTTTAGGTTTTATATCTTTTGTTGATAAGCTATTAAACGGATTTTTACCACCTAAAAATATTGTTTTGGATGAAGTGTTTACATTAAGCGGGTTTTATATACAATTGATTCAAATGCTTGCACCAGATTGTGTAATATATGGTATTGGTGATTCCAAACAAATTGATTATAGAAACTATTGTGGTGCTACTCAAACTTATGACATCACTTATCAAAGTCCATATATCACAGAATCTGCTTCAATTATACCTGCAGTTGCTAATTTACTATCAAATTACATTCCAAATATTACAACAAGATCTAAAGTTCAAGGTGGTTTGGAATTCAAAGATATTGAAGATTGGGAAAAACTTGAACCAACAAAGAAGGATATGATGCTTGTTTTCGGTCAAGATCTTAAAAAGGCATTTACACCCAAATTTCCAGCTGTTAACACTGTTAATGCCGTGCAAGGTGGTCGTGCTGAACATGTGCATGTTAATCTATCTGATATGCAAATAATTAAAAAGGGTGATGTTGTACGCTATTTATACGTTGCTGCAAGTCGTGCCACTACTGAACTAGTCATCTATGGTAATGCTCAAGATCGAACGGAATTTTATAAGATATTGCAGTCACCTATCGAAAGAGCTATGCTTGCAATTGATATAACACCAATTGAAACGAAAGTATTAGAAGAAAAAGATACAAGAGAAAAGATACATACTAAAGTTAGTTTATTGAAAGATCCGTCTGCCATACTGGTAGCAGAGGATGCTTTAGATCGTATTTTTGTACCAGGTAATGAAGCTACTACTCAGGCAATTGCTATTGTAAATGATATAGTACCAGAAATTGATAACAAAGTAACCATCAAAAGTAAAAGTGAAATGATACAAGGTACTGATAATGGCAAAGACGCGACAATCAAAGGTAAAAGAATCGGCAGAAGGTTTACACAAGTGACTTATCATCCAAAAGTTAAGAAACAAGTTATGGACACCGTAATCAAAAGGTATTGTAAGAAAAATGCAAATCCGCCACGTGAGTTGTTAAATAAATATGTCGATGGTTTTTACATGTGGATTAAGCCAGATTGGAAAGTGAAATTTGCAGAACAAATGGACTACGAACATCTGTATATATATTGTCTTGATTATATTAAAAATTTACAAACAAAATATGATAAGAAGCTAAATAACATGACAGAAGTAGATTATGATTGTGATGTTGATTTCATGAAACAGGCAGTGGTATGGACGAAAATCCTTTGCCGTTATTATGATATTGATTTGAACAACCGTATTGAATTAGACAATGTAGAAAAAGAAATTATGCGTGAAATTCTTGAAGAAGTAGTCTATGGTGCAGACTCCAAAGTAAAGAAGTTGGGTGTGTTGAAAGTACGTGATGATGCAAAGAACAGAGCAAATAGAGATAATTACAATTGGATTGAAAAAGTTGTTAATCAAAGTAGAGTCGGTCATGCTTTTAAAAAATTATACAAACATGTGATCAATCGCGAGTATAATGCAGTACGTGATCTTAAAGAAGAGTTTGATAGTGCCTACCATGATTATATACAATTTCATATGAAGAAACAACCAAAAGAGATCAGAAAAGCTGGTTACGATCAAGAATTCAAGGCAGGTCAAGGTGTGTCTGCGTGGAGTAAAATGATGAATATTATTTTCTCTTCGTTTACACGCATGTTTGCTGCTTTGATGCCTAGTTGTGTCCATGATAACATACAATTATCTCAAGGTATGAGTGATGCCAATATTAGTAATTTCTTCGTTGAACATGGTGAACTTTTCAACGATCCGAAATTAGTTAAAATGACTGCGGATTTTTCTGAATTTGATACTGCCCAAGAAGAAATTGGTACATTATCATCTGCTGTAATTTTGCGTAGTGCTGGTATACCTGAAAATCTGGTTGGTTGGTATCTTGCAAGGAGAAAGGAATGGACTTTGCTGAATAGAGATTCTGTTTTTGATCTTAGTGTATTAACAACGGTACCGGGTACGTGGAAACAACATTCTGGTCAACCTTTTACATTAACTGGTAATGCAATTTTTAACATGTCTGCAATGGGTATGGTATATAATTATAAGAACTTAAAGTTAGCTGCATTTAAAGGTGATGATAGTATAATTATTGCAGAAAGGATAGAAAAAATATATTTAGGTGAAAAATTAATCGTAGATCTTTGTGGTTTCAAAATCAAAGTACAAACGCCTGCCATCTGTGAATATATCGCAAACATTATTACGCCACATGGTCATTTCTTTCCTGATGTGATAAGACGTGTGTCTCGAGTTCTAACAAAAGTTTATAGTGATCACGCTGATTGGACAGAACAAAAGTTAAGTCTTTGTGATTGCTTGGATGTTGTAAAAGATGATGAAATGTATGACCTCGGATTACAAGCAGCAATGTTATATTACGAGCAAGAAGGTATTAAAATTACGATCGAAGAAATACATGCAATGTTCATCACTTTGAAAACGTTGAGTCAAAAAGATAGTATTGATGATATTGATGATAGGATCTTTCAAGTGTTACACTTCGACACAAAAGCATAAACACTCCTATACATACATAATTTTAAAGAACAGTTTTACAACAATTTAAGAAGTTAAAAATTATTAAGCTAATAAAATTTATTATCAACAATTAATTAATTAAAAATGTCACAAAAATATTTCGATAAATATGTTCTCAAATCTAACACTGCAGCTGGAGAAGCTTTCGTTCACAAGTATCTCCATCCACCAGGTATCAAAACAGCAGCGTTTAATGGTATTCCAGATGCTAATTCTATGGGAAGTGTTCACATTGAACATAGATTAGTTGATGAAGTGCCAGTGCCATATAAAACCATAGATGTACCGCAAGGTGTGTCTGAGTACCAAGGAAATTATATATTTCTGCCACAACTACTTTATCCATTGATCTCCGTAAACACACAGCCAAAAGTTCCATGGGCTTTTGATATTGTTTGTCCGAATACAAATTGGCAAGCTAATACCATTAGTCAGAACTTTAACCGTGTGCGTATGGATTATCAATCGGTAACATTAGAAATGGATGCAACTGGTTTTAACAATACAGGTACAATTTACGCAAACCAACTACCCTTAAGCACTGAAGTGGTTCCTAGCTCTTATTTTATTTTAACTAAAAATCTTTCAAATGATGATATTTCAGCATTTGAAAAAGAATTCGACTTTTATAAAGGAGAATTGGTTAAAATAAAACAAGAATTTATGAAACATTATACAATGCTTGAAGAATCAAGTGTATTTGGAGCAGATTTACATTATTGCGCAAAGAAATTTGCCAGTAAAGTCGAAAAATTTAAAGCACTGAATTATTCTAACACAGAAATAATTCGTTTAGGGAAATTGTCAAATTCACCAAGTGTCATCACGCAAGGTAGCGTCGGATTTTATCAAGGCGCGTTTTCGGAAGGTCTATATGGACCGTTGCAATTTACACAAGCGTCTCCACGTTGGAAAGACATTGTAAATTCAGATTTTGATGGTACAACTTCGACCGCAAATCTAATGTATAAAGCTTTTGAGTTTTATGATGAAAGTAATGACCCTCAATTGTTATTACTCAAGAAAGGTGATAAACTTGTCACTGATGTTCCATGCTCTGATGCATCATATCTTAATTTCTGTATTCGTAATGCCACGCTTTCGCAAGGAGCTGGTGTTGCAAATACACGTTTGAAAGTTATGTTGGGTTATAGTTTCACACCAGCACAAGGATCAGCTTTCTCATCATTTATCTCTGCACCAGTTACGTATGATCCAGTAGCACTAGATACCATTTCAATGGTTACTAGTGAGCGTAACGATGCATATCCATCAAAGTTTAATACTTTAGGTCTCGATCAACTTGTAAAGAGTGATTCAGGTTTACTCGATTTAACAAAAGAGATTGTTTCTTCAACAAAAGATGAAGCAATCAATGATGATAAATTGATTAAAGGGAGGCCAGTCCAAGAAGAAAAGAAATCCGAAAACGCCGCAGCTGGCAACCGACATAACAAACGCGTTGGAGGGAATCCCGTTTTTAGGGGAGGCCGCAAGCCTGGCAACAAAAATCGCATCGATCTTTTAGGAGATGCAAAGAAAATTGAAACCAACCAGGTGAATCGCATCGCCAAGGAGTTAGCAGCGCTCAAATTGCAAATCGGTCGACCAAAAACCGATGACAAAATCAAAGCTAAACTCGAAAAGAAAACCGCTCGTAAACCAAAAGCGTTGAAGGATAATAAAGCGAAAGAGCAAAAATAATTGCTTATACTTCTGATTAATTTTACATGTTTCGCATGAGACATGTTGTGGTAATATACAAAATTAATCACACTGTTTAACCACTTCAGTGAATCCACTATTTTGATATTGTGTACATCGCATATCACAAGTCTATGATCGGACTATAAAGCTTATCACAACACATTTCATATATATTGCAATACTTACTGTTGAAAAAGTAAAGAATATGGAACTCTGGGCTGCTCCAGGACGTAGGTGGCTATAGGTCGTCTTGTCAGCGCGGTATACCTAATCCGCTCAACATGGAAAGAAACAGTTCTATTGCAACTTTAAATCCACAACTATTGTGGCAAGAATGGAAAACTTGTAAGACTTCTCGGGAAGCGCCCATGAGGCAAACCAAAAACAAAATTAATGTAAATTATTTAATTTCTACAACTAAAACCAGGAAATGTGTTGTCAATATTTATCTAATCGTGTATACGTTTTATATACAAGATTCAAAAT